TTCTTGCGTTTCTTCGTTGTAGTTTGTTAAATCACTCATTTTCTTTTATCTCATTAATTATATATCTTGCGAACAGTTTATGTCCCGCTTCATTTGGATGTCCATCTGTTTCACTTTCTTCATGTCCTCTAGTAACATGAGAAATAGGAAGTAAAAAATTACTTGTATCTATATTCTGATAAAGTTTTTTTATGGCTTCATATTGCTGTAACTCAAAATCTACTCTAAAAGGTAATGCATCAGGTCCACCAAAGTAGTAAGGCAATAAAGTACCACTACTTTGCCCTGTATAAAAAACTTTTTTAAATCCTTTTATTTTACAAAAATGTTGAAAGGCTATAATATCAATTATAAGATCTGTAATTATACTGTCACCATTATTTACTAAAGTACAATAATTTTTAAATGTCTTATATTCTAATTTATTTTCTAAATAAGAATTTCCTATGGTATGTACTCTATCATCTATACAAGGATCATCAACAACATGTCCTATCCAACTTTCTAAGTTTGCATCATAATATTCCTGTCTTCGAAAATTTGCAAACTGTATTACAACTGCCCAGTCTTCCGGTTGCTCAATATTAGCAAGATATTCCATACTACGTCTAATTATTCTATGATTACTAGAACCTCTATATGCTTCAGTTATAACTTCATCAAATGTACTATTTAATAGTATTGGCCATGCCCAATCAGGAGATATATCAGATTTTCCATCTTTTATTTTAAAATCTTTATGCCCATGACTAAAACTACATCCATTTACATATAATTTCATAGCATTTTACTCTTAACTTCTATTTTAAGTTTATTGTTTGTTGCATGTTTTATAATACTGTTTATTGTTGCAAGTCTGCCATAATGCTGTACAGCATCTGCGGCGTCTTTACAATCAACATGCCAAGGCGGGAAACTTACTTCCCACCCTAGTTCAGCGGCCTGCAACATTAATTCTGTGCCTGCTTTATCCCTGTCAGGACATACTATTATTCTTTTACCTAATTTTTCGATTAAATGTGCTTGTTCAGGACCAACACTATTACCCTGTATAGCAATACCATCTACAAGTATAGCATCAAAAACACCTTCTGTAACTATAACAATCTCTCTCTTACTATCTGCAAATCTATCTATATTAAAAACATATCCAGGTTGCATCTTGTGTAAGTACTTTGGTGTTTGTTTATCAGGAGGGCTTATATGCCTTCCTGTCCAGCCTACCAGCTCATTGTTGTAAGTAAAAGGGACTACTAATCTCTGCTTGTATAACTTATCATTAAAGTGTAGCAGTGGATATAGACCAAGTAGTCCTCTTTTAATTGCATATTCTTTTACAGCATGTCCATCTGGTAAGTCGTCTACAATAGTTGCTGATTCTGGTATTTTCTCTGTATTAAATTTTTGTAAGTTATAAACATAGTCTGTAGCACTTTCTGTTTCTAAATCTTCAGCATATTTTAGTAACTCTATTGTTACCTTATGTATATCTTGCTGATTGGCTCCTAGTATTGTTGCTAAGTCTTTATATTTTTTACCTAGTGTTGGATTAGGTTCCCATCCAGTTGTATAGCCACAATTAAAACAATTATAAGATATTTTTGCACCTGTACATATTAAACCACCACGTTTTCTTTTATCGCTACACATAGGACAATTCATAGTGTTCCAGCCACTAGGAGTTTTATTGGTTCTTATTGGAAGATTATCCAAAAGGAGACGATGCACCTTTTCTACTAAAAAGTCTATATCCATGCATTAATTATACATGAAAAACTATTAAAAGTCAATTAATTTCTTAGTTGGACTAAAGAAATATTTCCTGCTGTTGGCTCGCTCATTACTCTGATATAATTAGCATTTACTTGAAAAGTACTATGGTATATAGTTGAGTTGGCTGTTAATGATACATCACTCTCAATATTAAACCAATCACTACTGTTGTTAGCAGTATCAGGTGTATTTTCAACACAACTTGCTTGTATTGAAAAGTTACCAGTAAATGTATCTGGGTATATTGCAATACTATGTAAACATGATGTAAAGTTTCTTGCTTGATTACCTTTTAATGCAGAAGTTACAAAAGTATTTGAACTATCTCCATTGTTAGTGTTAGTTACCTGTATTAATTGAGATACGTTAGATGTCTGTGTATCAATAGGTGTCTTTTTAGTTTGGTCCAACACCTGAATATCAAACTTAATGTTATTATTTTGGTCTGCAAACACCGGTAACTCTAAACTGTCTGATGTTTCTCTAGAAACATATAATTGATAAAGTCCTTCATCTAAAGTTGTTAGATCGCCTTCAGCCATGTTAAGTTTAACTTGCCCTGTAGTACCTGTATGCTCTAACACTCTAGAAAAGACTCTCTTTCCTGTTCGAGGATGAATTAAAGTACCTCTTAATACATCTGAGTTTACATTTTGCAACTTTCTATCTTTATTTCTTATATTAAAGACTATCTCATTAGACAATCCTTTATGTGCTGTTAATCTTTTATTGTTCATAGGCCTGTTATCCACGTATAATCCATCCGAGCCAATCACAAGATCAACTACGTCTTCGTATAAAAATAATTTGTGATCTCCGTAACTCATAGGGTTTTTAACTCTTTATATTGTAGTATTTATCATAATGGAACATAAATAACATTGTGGAGAAAGAAAAACTTATAGCAGAAGCAGAAGAGCGTTATCCCTTCCTTACTGGCATCACATATGGTGGCAATGAGTATGTTGGTATAGTAGTCAATCACGACAATGCTATTTGCACATTTTATGATATCAGTAAAATGCCGTCTTTAGAAATTAAAAAACAATTTTTAGAACTTGGTGATATGTGGTGGTGGGAAAGTAACAGACAACTACCAATAGATATCTTTTTAAATCATGAAATGAAATTATTCGTTCCTTTTATATCTACATTTGTAATGAAAGATGTAGAAGTTTTATTTGGGCCTATGACGTCTTTACAGAATTTAATTAGAAAAAGAATTAAAAGACGTGGTGTTCAACTAGTTCGTAAAACTGATTAACTCTCACAAATTAAATTTAATTGCACAATAATTGCTAAAGCATAACCATAACTATGACTTTTCTTAAAAAAGTATGAGTTATCTGTAGGCTTTATCCAAACATCTGCTTCTATCTCTTCCCAACTCTTGCCTACCAAATGTCTCTTACCTGGTCTTATAATTGCTAATATCATTGCTAGTTGTTCTAAACTAGTAGGAAGATGTTTTTTAATTATCTCATAATGATTACTAATGTGGAATAACTGCTCTACAACTTCTTTGTGTTCAAATAATTCCCACATGGGCTCTGTGCCCACAAGTTTATCCAAATGTGTTTCATCATGTATGCCTGTGTAGATATGATTGTTTAAGAAGTCTACTTTAAACCAACCTTCCTGTTCTGCTTGTTTGTGATCTATTGTACTGTAGCCTTCTAAAGGATAATTAGGAATGTTTTGAAAGTAAACACCCGTATTGTGTTTACTAAAATTGCCTTCCTTCTCAATACTTGCAGGTGTATGATTAACTAACTTAAGAAAGTCATCTCTATTAGCCATATCAATATCTACGTCAAAATCTATTTTCATTGTTTAAAGCCCGGAACTTGATTCTTCCTTGCTAGATATTGAATGTGACTATGTATATTAAAGTTACAACTTATACTATATCTAACACTATTACCTAATACTGGTGCTGTATAATGTAGTACACTTCCAGGAAATATAAATATATCTCCTTGCTTAGGTTCAAAGTTTAGATGCCAATTACCAAATCCATTATTGTTAGGAGTTTGTCCATATACAAAATGTATTTGTCCTTTTTGTTGTTGGGTGTCTGATGTATTAACTACATAATTTTTTACATCATTATCTAAACTAATTTTAGGATACAGTACACATACTAAATCTGCCGCGTTATTGTGATGATGTATAGGATTATATTCCATTGCAATTTGTTTGTTATACCAACCTGATGTTAATTCTATTAAAGTATTAGCCTTATATTTTTTTTCTGTAATTACATTCCTAAATATACCAGGGTCAATTTCTTCAATGTATTCTTCTACTAAATCAAGTAATGTTTTATGAACTTTGCTATCTTGTTTTAGAGATAAGGTAATATCATTCTCTTCTTTAATATAGCCAACAAGTTTACGATTGTCAGGGTTTAAATTTTTTTGCAAACACATGTTGTAAAGAGCTTCTGTAGTATCTTCACTCAATTTGCCCCTTGTAATCTTAGGACCAAAAGACTCTAACAGTTCTAAACTACTACTCATTATACAGCGAACTCCACTTCTTTAATTTTTCTTTTTTAACTGCCATACGTTTACTTATCTGGTTATTAGTAACCAGCCCATTTTCCTTTAGTAACTCAATCATACACATCAAGTCGCCTATCTCATCTTGTAAATTTTCATAATCTTCTTGTTCGTTAAACCGTAGCATTTTACTACATGCCTGTGATACTTCGGCACATTCTTCCATTGTGATAACCAGCAGTTCTTCGCGTCTATTCATTAATCTTCCTTGATAAAAATACCATCAACCATTCTGCCTTTTCTATCTTTAATGTCATTGTAGGCAACTTCTAAACAATGCTCCATAGATAACCCATTACGAACTGCAATATTAATTAATACTACCATAATATCGCCAATATCATCAGCAACATCTTGCTCTTTACAAATATTGTCTGATAGTTCTCCAACTTCTTGTATTAGTTTTGCAAGTTGATCTTTATCTGTTGCACCGTCAATAAGGTTTCTAGCATGATGCCAATCTTCAATTTTTTCAATAATCTGTTTCATATTCCTGCTACCTCGCATGTTGTTTTAATTTCATCTACTTCTTCTCTATTATGGCCAAATTGCTTCATCCAAAAAGTTGTATCTATAATGTGCTGTATCATCTTTACTTGCTCATCATTAAATCTAGTAAGTAACTCTCCTCCAGATTCGCTTAAATACAATACCCATGGACTTACCTTGGCGCTTCTTATATCATGTACTGCTCTTGCAGGAGTAACAACTTTAAAATAATCTTGCCAGTCGTTTCCTGTCTCTTCACTCCATTTATTAAAATACATTATAGTTCTCTCTAATGCTTTAAGTCCTGGTTCTTTTTTAACATAAGTTAATAAGTATTCATCATATAACTTATCTTTACTCCAATCTGCTAATTTTTTTCCTTCCTTTATTAACCATTCAGCAAATTTCTCTGGTTGTAAATATTCATTTACTACACAACTTCTACCAAACTTAGTAAATCCTTCATAATATTGGCTCTTTATAAAGTCTTCCATACTTTTGGCTTTACTTGCCTGTGTATTAAGTTCATAAAACATCTGAAATACTCTGTATCCTAATCTTATGTGTGTTAATTCTTTATCAGCCCAACGTCTTTTCTTTACACACATGTGGGCACTTAAAGTTCTTTCACTCCTAAATACTTTATCGCACCACTTACATTTATTTTCCAAAGATATCCTTGATTGTTTTGTCATCATACCCATGATCTTTTGCCATTGATTTCAGGTCTTCTTTACTGTTTATTTCTATTAAATTATTAATATCCTCTGCCTTCATATGAGGGAAAGTTTCATAAATAAATTCAAATACTTTACTTTTCTTCTTTTTACTGTTAGGCGGCTTTATGTAAGGATGAAATTGCACCGAGCCTACGCCACATACACTTAATAATAGCCATTGTAATTCTGGGTGCTTACTAACTTCACTAAACTGATAATTCACACATTCATTAGTCATAAAAATATAATCTGCGGCGTTTTTACCTTGCACACTACTACAATATCGCATCATCATCCATGCACTAAAGGCCTTCTTACCTTCATCCGACAAGTTATTATAAAACTTTCTGTCCTTTTTGTCAATCGCAGACATGATATCTTTTAATGGTATTTGAGGTTTCTTAGCCATTATTTAATCTCGTTATCATAGTAATCATGAGTTCCTGCTCTGTATCTTGCTTTCTTTTCTGAAACCATTACTGTTGTAACCCATGCAAATGCTCCTGCACCTATTACTAAAATTATTCCTATTATAAAATTTATTACTTCCATATTATTCGCCCTCAAATTCAATTAATGCTTTAACATTAAAACCTGCTTCTTCTATTATAGCACTTCCACCTAAATCGGGCAAGTCTATTACAGCCAAAACTAGTATATTTTCTTTAGGAACTTTCCAACATTGTGATATTAAACTTGCTAATGCTTTTGCTGTTCCGCCTGTTGCAATTAAGTCATCTACTATAACAATTTTATCGTCCTTATTTAAATTAGAATTTTGCTGTATATGTAATGTTGCTTCGCCATACTCTAACTTGTAATTTCGTTGATATGTTTTATTAGGTAACTTTCCAGGTTTCCTTGCTAATATTAAAGGCAGTTCCATATCTCTTGCTATAGGAGAACCAAATATAAACCCTCTGCTTTCTATCGCAACAATTTTAGTAGCATTAAAGGACATGCAACTACTACTTAAACTTATTAATGCTTTATTGAACGCTTCTGGGCGTTCTAACATGCTTGTAATGTCCCTAAACTGTATTCCATCAATAGGAAAATCAGGTACTGTTCTTATACTATCTTTTATGTCCATAAGTTTATCTGTTCCCAAGGCATATTTGCTTTACCAAAATGACCATAGTTTGTTGTTTCTGTTAGATCTAAATTAAATAAATCAAATCTGTCTATTATACCTTTAGGTGTAAGATCGACCTTGTTAATAATATCATCAGCGATGTCTTGTCTTACTTCACCATCAGCATATACATAAACACTAGTTGGCTCTTTAACACCTATAGCATAACTTAATTGTATTGTACAATTTTCTGCCTTGCCACTAGCAACTATGTTCTTTGCCAAATATCTTGCCATATAGGCGGCACTTCTGTCTACTTTAGTACAATCCTTACCACTAAAGGCTCCTCCACCATGTGGAGCATATCCACCATATGTATCTACAATAATCTTTCTGCCTGTGAGTCCTGAATCTCCATCAGGCCCGCCAATTACAAATCTTCCTGTAGGATTTATATGCCATACAGTTTTAAGTACATGTATTTGATCCTTTACTACAGGCAAAATAATGTCTGTTACACGCTCTCTGACATCTGCTATACTTAAATCGTCACTATGTTGAGTACTACATACAATAGATTTTATATACATTGGGTTTCCGATGCTATCATAATAGTAAGTAACTTGAGCTTTACTATCTGGACCTAGCCATGTTGCACCGTTACGTCTAGCACTTTCTAATGCCTTTAATATTTCATGACTGTAATATATGGCACTAGGCATATTGCTAGGAGTTTCGTTACATGCATATCCAAACATAATACCTTGATCTCCTGCTCCGAAGTCATCTGTGCCTAGTGCAATATCTGGACTTTGTCCATGTAGCTCATTATAAATTTTTAATTTTTCCCAATGGAACCCATCTTGCTCATAGCCCAAGTCTTGTACTATCCCTCTTACAATATCTTCTATTAAGTCTTTATCAAACTTATCGCTTTTATATTCTCCTGCGAGTGTAACCATATTAGTTGTCACTAGCGTTTCTACTGCGGCTCTGTGACTAGTATTTTTGTCTATTAAAAATGTTGCAACGGCGTCTGATATCTGATCTGCTATTTTATCAGGATGTCCGCTACTAACACTTTCACTT